TTTCTGTATGTCCGTTACGCCCGGCTCCCAGAAGCAGTTGAGCAGGTCAATGCGCCTGATCGCGACGTCGCCAAGGCCGCCGGAGAGGTTGCTGTCCCAGAACACGCCCTTAACGCCGGTACCCTGTTTCAGTTTGTACCACCAAGTATCGGAGTACACCTGCTCGTAATGGTTGGCGTCAAGAATAGCCGGAATGACCGCCGCGAGTTTTTCCGCCGCAAGCCTGTCGTCCTCCGCTCTCGGAAGAATGTTCGCCGAGGGATAGTTGTCCATGGCGTCGGCGTGCTTGTTCGCGATGGCGTTGAACATCCATCCGCTCGTAGGCTCTATGCGGCTCGGTTCGGAACTGCGCATTTCATCCCAGTGCCGCATCTTCCACCACTGCTCGTTGCGGATAATGCGGCTGTCAAGGTTGGTCTTGCCGTTGCGGTACTTTTTCAGCGTCTCGATAGCCGTCCTTATCTGTTCTTCTCCTATTTTCTTTTTCTTAGCCATTTCCTTTTATCTCCTTCTATCCTTGTACAGGTCAAGCGGGTCGTCCTCGGGTATATCCTGCGCCATTTCGTTCTTGCGCTGGCTGATGGGATGCTCCATGAACAGGTAACGTATCATGTCGTAGATGTGATCTTCCTGATCGGAGTCGATGTCCTCGACGTGCTTGTCGTCATATACAAGGTTCGGTATTGTTCGGATAGTGTTTTTACAGGTATTGAATACTTGGAACATGGGGTCGCCCTTTTTGTCGAAGGCGAGCCGGTAATGGAACTGCATCTTGCCGGGGATACGCGTATGGTCGCCCGGCATCCAGTACACGCGCTTGCGCTCCATCATGCGCGCTATGGACTCGCCTCTTGACTCGTCAAAAATGGACGGGTCGGCAACGCCGGTTATCTTGCGGCCTTGGAGCATAGGATCCTCCGCCTCGATACGCAGGATCTCGTCCGCTATCCGCGTAGGCTCCATGTACAGGCCCTTATTCGCCGTTCCGTCATAGCCGTAGTATTCCTTTATCTGGTATATCTTGCCGCGCTCGTCAACGGCGAACCAGCCGACGGAGAACGGCTTGGCAAAACCAAAATCGAAACTGCGCCATATCTTCCAGTAAGGCGGTATCTCGAAGGGGCGTATGACATGCGTTCCCCAGTGGTCGTCGTAATGGTCAGGGTCGTTCACCCACTCGGTGAATACCTGTCCGTCGAAACTGTCCCATGATCCATACAGCAGCGCCGCTTTTTCGGCTTCCGGCAGTGACGCGAGGGACGCGAGGTACATGGGGTCGTTGGCGAGCAGGGCGGGGTTGTCAAAGACGGTAGACGGCACGAACATTCTGTCGCGCTCGACTTCCAGCATACCCTCGGGGCTCTGAACCTGATAAACGTCATGTATCGGGTGCATGGGCTTGGCGGCGGTGATAAACCTCTGCTTGACCCAGCCATGCCCTATGCCGCCCGGGTTGGTAGTCGCGCGGATATACACCCGCGTGCCGGGGCCTGTCGGACGGTTACGCGAGAACATGTACGAATACTCGTCCCATGTGAACTGCGTCAGTTCGTCAAAGCCTATAAAGTCATACGCCTTGCCTTGGTAGTTGAGCCGGTCTTTCGTATACTGCATGGAGCCGAAGTATATCTTTGCGCCGGACGGGAACAGCCAGTAATGCTCGGTCATGTTGTACCGCGCACTGGGGAAAGCAGGCTGATAAAGAAACCTGCTTCTGTCGATAAGTTCCGATAACTGTGGATAAGTCTTACGGAAGATGATGGCTTTGTAGTGCGGGATATTCACCTGCCGCAGAGCCTCTGCAAGCAGGGCGTCAGACTTTCCGCCGCCTGCCGCGCCGCCGTAAAGGACTTCATACTCCGGGCGCGACATGAATATCTTCTGTTTCTCCTGCGGCGCCCAGTTGATTATCTGCTGTTTCCTTTTCTGCTCGGCGCGTTCCTTCGCCTTTTTCTCATTTAACTGCTTTAGGCTTGCCATTGGCTTTGCCTCCCGTGGGTAGAACGGCGGGGATAAGGACTATGCCGCCGTCCGTCTGGTCTCTGCCCGCAAGTGCGGCGGTCTCGGCGCGGAGTTTTTCGAGTTTCGCCTTCTTCTCCGCATCCATCTGCCCGTAATGCGTGCTTAGCCAGTCAAGAGATTTTTGTTTGTCGACCATGCGGATGTCCGTAGTCGTTTTGGAGAAACGTATCTCCGCGACGACTGTTCCGTCGACGTTGGCGGAATCCTTTAACCGCACCATGTTGGGGTTCGCTTCACTCCCGGAATACCCGAACTCGACTATATCGGTTATATCCGCAAACGCGATGTCGATGTGCTTTTGCAGTACATCTTCCTCGTCTACGAATACCTTCGTGAAGCGCATCTTCTTGAGTTCCTTTATCTGCGCCTGTATGTCTTTCCTGTTCAGCAGGTTTCTGCCGAGGCGCTCCGCGTCCTTACTGCTCGGCATGTCAAACGCCCGCTGGTACGCCTTGCGCGGATTGAAACACTTTACATACACGAGGCAGAAAAGTTGCTCCTGATCGGTCAGTTTGCTGTTCTTGATAACCTTCGCCACTTCCTCGGGAAGGTCGTCAGTTTTCTTTGTCTCGCTCATACTCTTTACCTCACTTAAACGGATTGTTTTTGTCGCTGTTCCATCTGCTGTGGAATATCGCGTCAGCCTGCTGTCTGGTTATGACTTTTCTCTTTATCAGCCGCTGGAGCGCGTCTATGTAATCCTGCTGTTTCAGGTTGGCGCCGTCGTTGTCTGCAACCTCGTGCTGGAGTTCGACCAGATACGCGGCGTACTCGTCTGCGTCAAACGTATCATGAAGCGCCTGCGCCGACTTGGACATGCTCTTGCCGAACTGCTCCTGCTGTACGCCTTCGGTGATGAAGGTGTAAATGTCCCCGACAACGTCCGCCTTCTGCTCCGGCTCAAGTTCCTGATACCGCTCGGTAGTGATAACGTTATTCAGCGCGTCATAGGAACGCTGACCGATGGTCTGCTGATACGCCGTCACCTGTTTCGGTGAAAGTTTTATCTGCTCGCCGTCAACGGTTATCGACACGGAACCCTTTACCTGCGGCAAATCTTCCTGTTTGCCGGTCGCCTTTGCTATGCCTCGCAGTTCCTTCTCGACGTCATTCTCGTCCACGTCGTTGATGTAGCCGGGCGACAGGAAGTTTTCAAAACCGCGGAGCAGAGGGTTCTCGGTAGTATCTTCCTCGCCCCATGCGTTGATACGCGGCTCTTTGGTAAACGAAAGCAGCGGTATTTTGCCCATTACTTGCTGAATGAAATACTGAATATCGTCCGGCACCGCACTGTTCGGATCGGTCAGGTTGCGTCTTGCGGTAGAGTCGATAGTCCGCGAGATCTGTCCGCCGACAGTCGGGAATGCCTGCGACAGATAGCCGGTTATCATACTTGTTGCAAGTCTGGAAACCTTTCCGGCACCCTTGGCGTACCTGACGGAACTTATCGCGTCGTTAATGCCCTGCAGAAGCGACATCTGTATCATGGGCTCTGGCAGTTCTTGAAGGACTGTCCAGATGTCATTTACGTCGGCCCCGTCGTCCGCAAGGGAGTTGTAAAGGTTGACGCCTGCAAAGAGCGGAATGGACATGGGCGCTGCCCAGTCGAGGGTGTATGACTTACCGAGTATCTGTACCGAGTAAGGCTGTTCGCCTATCAGTTTTTCGTACTCGTCGTCGTCGCCCTGCCCGCCTTTCAGCAGTCCCATGGAGCCGAGCCAAGCACCTATCAGCATTGCAAGGGAGCCCGTCATACCGGCGGCAATACCGTCTATCCATTCGTTGATGGTTATGTTGCCGTTATGGAGTTGGTAAAGCCCGCGCGAAAGGGTATTAAGCAGTCCGGCAGGGCTGTACTCCACGCCGCGTTTGAGGATATTGATGGGCGTTTTCTTGAATGGCATAAGAGACTCGGTCACAAGCGCCGTTGCCTTATTTGCCCGCGAAAACCTGTTAAGCGCTGACGCCACCGCAGACGCGTCGCGGTAGGTCGCCTTCTGCGCTTCCTTGATGGCGTATGCTATCGCCGCGCTCTCCTGCTTGCTCGTCATCTTATTCAGGTCGATATTATTCGCTTGCAGATACCCGGCAAGGGCGCTCTTGAAATGCCGTTTAAGGAACATCTTGTCCTCGAGTTCCATTGCGGTGGTATTGAAGCGGCTAAGCCTGTTGATAAACTTGCCGATAACGCCGAAGGGCCCGGTCTCGCCGAATATCTTTCTGCGGAGTTGTATCTCTGTCAATTCTTCGTACTTGGTCGAGTTGCCCTGAATAACGTCCTCGTATCTCTTAAACGCCTGCTGGGAGTAGTCCTTGTATTCCTGATTGATCCTGCCGACGTACTTTGTTTTTGTCTGTCCGTTGCGGAGTATGGCGCGTTCAAGAGCCGCACCGATAAGGTTTTTCATCTTGATCGCGGGGACAAAGACCGCATTGCCGACGATGTTTCTGATATGTGTTCTGGGGTTGCCGAGCATGGCGAGCATGCGCCAAGCATTCC